GCGCCGATTCCGATAGCCGTATTACGGATCGGCGCAGGCAATTGGCTCACCATCGTAATCAGGTCGGCAATATTGCGCACGATGCCTGACAACGAGTCGAGGAACGGAAGCGCCGCCTCAATCAGAAAGGAGTCAACGGAGCCTTTCAGGTACTCAACTGCGCCGGCAAAACCTTTCATGCGCGCGTTGGCGGTGTTGGCGGCGCTGCCCTGCACGTTGATCGCCTTGCGCATGTCGAGGAATCCCTCCTTGCCCTCATCGAGCAGGGGGATCATGGCTTTCATGCCGTCCGACATGAATATCGTGCCGAGTGCGGCGTTGCGTGCCTCGTCCGTCAGCCCCGCGGTTGCCCGGTCCACTTCGTCTATCACGTCGGCCCAATCCAGCATGTTGCCCTGCGTGTCATAGACGTTGATGCCAAGGGCAGCCATCATCTCGGCGGCTTCCTTGGTGGGGTTCATCAGCCGCATCATGGCGTTTTTCAGCGCCGTGCCCGCGTCGCTGCCGGTCAACCCTACATTGCTGAGGATGGCCGTGGATGCCACCAGGTCGTCAAGCTCCTGGCCCGCCGCCGCAAAGGCGAATCCGCCCTGCTGCACCGCCGCGCCCAGGTCCGTTACGTCGGAGGCGGAAGCGTTGGCGGCAGCGGCCAGCATGTTCGCCACGTTGCCGCTTTCGCTTGCCGCCATGTTGAAGGCGTTGAGCGCCGCCGTGGTGACGCCTGCCGCCTCCGCCAAACCTAGCCCGCCAGCCGCTGCAAGGTCCAAAACGCCGGGAATGGCTTCCATCACCTGCATGGGCTTCATGCCTGCCTTGGCAAGTTCCAGCATGGCGTCAGCGGCTTCGCCCGCGGAGAAGGCGGTTTCTGCTCCGAGCTTGAGCGCCTGCTTCTGCATGGCCTTCATCTCGTCGCCCGTCGCACCGGCAACCTGCTGCATGATGTTCATGCTCTGCTCGAAGTCCGCGGCGCTTTTGACCGCGGCCCCGGCAATGCCTACCAGCGGCGCGGTGACGGCGAGGGACATCGCCGTACCCATGCTGCCCAGGCGCTTGGAGAAACTTTCGGCGCTGCGCTGCGCGGAAGCTATGCCCTTCTCAAAGCCGCGGTCGTCCATTTCGAGAGCGACCGCCATGCGCGCAATCGTGCCCATCTAGCGTTTTCCTCCCAGGCTCTTACGCAGGTTTTCACGTATGCGCTCAATCGCCGCGGCTTCGTCCTCCGGCTCAAAGTCGGGCATAAAGTCCTGTGGCTTGTAGGGCTTCTTGCCCTTGCCGCGGTTGCTGTTGGCTATCACGCTCGCCACAATGCCCATTCTCAGATCGTCCCTGTCCTCGCCCCACGGCTCCAGCCGGCTGTAGGCCATCCACTCCGCAAACTGCGCGCTGCTGATTTCGCCTAGCATCCGGTCAACGTCCACGCGGCCCAGGCGCAGGGCTAGTCGGTAGGCGAATCTCCGTTCTGGCCGGCGGGAAAATTTGCGGCCAGTTCGTTGACGTCCTCCTCGCGCAGCCCGTTCAGCCGTTGCGCCACCTGGAAAATGCGGTCAAGCGCCGCCGCGCTCTTTGCCCCCAGCGGGAACGTGTCTTCATGCTGGAACAGTTGTTCGCCGTTCTCGTCCACCAAACACATGATGCACAGACGGGCGCGGATGTTTTGCAGGTTGGTCGTTACGCTCTTGCCGTTGCGCTGCACGGTAGAGGCTTCAAACTCGTCGCGCTGGCTGGCGCTCATGCCGCGCACACGCACCCATGCCCCGCCCCATTCGGGAACCTGCACGTCCTCATACTTCAGATCGTCCTGCGCCAAAATCTCGGCTTTGCTCAGAAACTTCTTTGCGGCCATTAATCCCCCTCGGCTCTGCCTTCACTCTGACGTATGCACCGGCTTGCTACCACGTCCCACCAGTAGGTGATAGGCCGCGATTGCCAGACGCTATTGATAAACTCGAAGTCACTCGTGTACTTACCCGGCGTCCACGCGCCCGCGTGCGTCTGCCACACGGCGCGCCGCACGACGAACGCGCTGCACCCGATTTCGCTAACGCGGGGCGACTTGCCCCATCTGGCGCTCGGCAGGATGCGCCCGCCGCCGTGGTCCATGCGGACGAAGATCACGTCGGGCGCGTTGAGGATGGCGATTTGCTTCAATCCGGCTACGAACGTCGGCAGCGTGCAGAGGTCGTCGTCATCCAGCAACCACACGTAATCGCCCACCAGCCGCGGCGCGTACGCGCCCATGTTCTCGCTGCTCCAGGCAATGCCGCGCCGCTCCTCATCCATCAGCAGCGTTTGCACCCAGTCGCCGTCCGTCTGCGCCTGTAGGCTGGCTTGATTCGCTGCCAGCATGGTAGGCCGCCCGCCGAAGGTCCGCGTAATCACCTCTAGGAATGGCACGTCAGCCCCCGAACTCCGCTAGTGTCGCCTTGGGCGGGAACGTCTCGCCCGATGGCTGGATGTGCTGACAGAACAGGCGCGTATCGCAGATGAACGGGTATTCGCGGTCTGCGTAGTCCGGCCAACCGGATTTGCGCAGGTAGCCGCCCCGCAGCACACGTCTGCACCACTCCAGGTCGGATGTCCCCGCGCTCTGGTTGGTGTGCCCCGTCTCCGGGTTGTACCAACTGTAGCGCGGCGTCTCGAACACGCGCCGCGTCCGCAGCCCGCTAATCGTGTACGGCTCGCTGTCCTCCCACATGGCGCGAATCAGGCCCATGTGAATCAGCAGGCAGCCGGTAGGAACGCCGTCAACCTCTACCACGTCCCCCATGCGCCAATCGGTGTACACGCCTTGACCCATGCCGCGGAACACCATCGGCTCGGACGGATGCGCCCGCGAGAAGTACAGCCCGCTAACAACCGGCGCGGGCGTCTCTTTCATCCAACGATTGAGCATGAAAAAGGCCCCCGATGGCAGCACGCAGTCATGCTCCAACAGGAACAGCCACTCCATATCAAGCCGGATCGCCTCGGCCACAATCAGATTTTGCGCGTCTGCCACCAGATAGCGCAGCGGCATGTAATCAAGCACGCCGTCCGCTACCACCTGCATGTGGCCGGCCATGCTCCAGTTCAGCGGCGTCAGTTGCCCGTAGCGCGCCGCTACCCATTCCGCACGCAGCAGGCCGGTCGTTGCCGTACCGACAAGCAGCGTATTGGTGTAACCGGGGTCGCCGCTGTCCTGCACAACCACCCGGTATGGACGAATCGGGCTAACGCTTGCCAAGCACCGCCTCCAGATTGCCGTCTGCCGCCCATGACAGGCTCAATATCTGCCACGGCTGCGGCTGGTACACCTGCCACAGCCCCGACTTGTGCGCGGGGTCGAAGTAGAAAAGCGTCTGCTCACTGATGGCGTTACAGGCCGCCGGGTCTGCGGCATAGCGGCTGTTGGTCCCGTAGTAGGAGACAATCATCAGCTCCCCGTTCGGAACCAACAGCCGCCACAGTTCATTCATAAACAGCACGAATCCCCAGCGCGCCGGATTGATGCGATTGACCACATGCCCGGCGAACGCCTGCACCGCGCAGGAATCCGGCAGCGGCCAGGGGTAGCACTCCAGGTCAAGCGCGAGATCGGCCCCGTTGCCGCCGCGATTGTCCACGCAGTACCACCCCTCGCGCACCGCGCCCACGCTCAGGCGCACGCCGCTCATGGCCGCCAGTTCACCGGTCATCACGTGCCGTAGGTCCATGTAGCCGACCCGGTCACTCTGACCGTCACGGTCGCGCTTTGCTTGTCGTCATAGGGCAGGTCAAGCGGCGCGGACTTGACGAAGCCTTGGAAGCTGACCGAATGCGACGGCGTGCCGGGAAATTTCAGCTTCCACGGTACGGTGATGCCCTGGTCGCGCAGGTACAGGATGCCGCCCGACGTGGCGCGATGCGTTACCTCGTTCGGGTTGAAATTCAAGTCAAACTGCACCTCGCCCGCGTCAACGAACGAACTTACAAACTCGCGATACTTGCCGCTGCTGTCATGGCTGGTCACGTCGATTTCTGACACGTCGCTGTCCAAGCCGCTGA